GTATATGTTACAACATATACGAAATTCTTATGCAGAGGCCCTTACCTCGTCAATTATTATAATATTATTATTAAATTGCACCCTATAACTTTTGCTGCTTACTTTTGCACTGGTACCCAGTCCAGGTAATTGTAAGACCCAAAATTATAGTACTACCCTTTATTAATGATTTGTTTTAACTTCATAAGTTCTGCTTAATCAGATTGCACTTTTCTTAATTGAAATCCAACCCTCCCCCCCTTTATAAAATAATTAAAAACCCCTATACACTTTACTATTAAGAGATTTAATTAAAGTGTTCTAAACCGAAATCTCATTTAAATATATAAAAATCCAAAAACAATATAAAAATATAAAACTATCTATACTCTTTTAGAGATATTTAGGCCCTTAAAAATAATTGCGTAAATTCCATTTAAATATATAAAAATCCAAAAACAATATAAAAATATAAAACCATAAAAATAGTTCCGTGGCTTGATATTTATTACAAATAAAATTCGAAGAAGTAACTGAGATCCTAGGCGCCATATACCAATGGTTAGCTGAATATCTATGTAAGTATGCGTAAAGTAATTCGCTATCAACTTGCTATACCTGTTATTAGATTTATCTAGATAGGCTATGTGTGAACGTTCAATTTACGGTTGTAAACCCGTCCCTATCCTTTTATCTTTTCTGGATACAAAATTATGTGAAAAGACGGATTAAAATGGAAGTTTAATGTCCGATAACCCTTGTAGGAGTTGATCCCAAGGATTATATATTCCCGTCGTACTGTCAGCAGACGTTAACTGCAGACAAAAACAAAAATCATTTACAACTATGGCTACAACTACAAATATTAACGAATCTTTATATGCTAAAGATTGTGGTTATGTTACCATCCCCTATGACTCCCCCTCAGATTCGGATTACCCTGAAAGTGTTGAAGAGTTACATATATCTCCATTTCCCCCTAATATGTATTCTCTTTTCCACTACCTTGTAACCAAAGATTTGATCCCCCTATGTCCAGTTGATTTTTCTCAACATACAATTAGAATGAATTCCATTAAGATGGAACTCTTGTCCCTTCCCCAGTTCAATGCATGTCCCCATGTAGACCTTCTTGGTGTTGGAAAATTTGCTGATTCTTTAAATCACTTTTCCACCCAGTTTGAAACGCTTAATGAAGTCATTCAAGGCGTTGATATTAAAGAAGTTAACACTACCATGCGTAACTTGAATTTGTCAGGTGTTTTAGACACCCAATTTCTTGCAAACGTAAACAGTGCTGCATCTACTATAAGATCAGGTTCTCTCTCTTTAGAATCTGCCAAAGACATTTTCACAAATTTACTTTCTCAAGTCCCCGAAAACTGGAAGACCTTTGTTGGTTCATTCGGTTTTATTGGTATGTGTTTCTTTTTCTATAAAATTAGAACCGGCGATACAGATCGGAAAACCAATTTTATTGGTTTCGTTCTGTCTTCCGTTACCGTTGTCCTTTCCTCAGGAATGTTTTCTCAAATGTATGATCTAATTTCCAAACTTTTTAGTCAAATTGAAGATCCAGATACAGAACTAGAACCTGCCCCCCATATATCCATGTGTTTAGAAGATGCTGTTAGACCCCTTATCATTTTCTTTTCCAGTTATGCCACTATTTGTACCGGTAAAAGCGTTACAGATAATGCATTCAAGCACTTGTCCAGCTATAATAGAGTGTTTACGAATGCTATGGATATTATAAAATACGTAGTTACTCTCATTGAGACATGCGTTAATTTGTGCCGCGAACATATCCTTAAACAATCCCCAAATTTTAGAATGTTTTCACATGGAAGTTCTGCGATTAGCACTGTACTTGATAACGTAGATAAGATCAACGGTCATGTCCTTGCCGGTACTTTCTTTGATAATGAACATAATTATGATTTTCTTTGTGACACACTCGAAGCTGCCCGTATACTTAGTAGAACTCTTTATAGAGATCCTAGTACAGCTAATATGCTTAATGAATTAGTTAGAGTTATAAAACAATTAGAAGACATGGTTAAAGAAATGCACATTCACAATATTGGTTTAAGCGCTTCCCGAGCTGAACCAGTCAGCATCCTCATTCGTGGAGGTGCTGGTGTTGCTAAGTCAATAAATGCTACCCATATGCAACATTACTACCTTTCTAAAGTTGATGGTTTAATGAAAGACCACATCAGGGAAAATCCTGGTGCTTTTATATACCACGCTGATTCCGACAAATACCATGATACTTACAATTCCCATAAACATATAATTTATTTTGCTGATGATTGGGGTCAAGAAAAAGACTCCGTCAACGCTGAAGACTCTTACGTTGCTCGTTTTATTAAAATGGTTAATTCCGCCCCTATGCCCCTAAGATGTGCTGATGTTGATAAGAAAGGTAATAGCTATTTTCGTTCTGAATTATGCTTTTATACTAGTAATATTAATAAAATCGACACTACAAACATTATTTGCCCAGACGCTGTCCACCGACGTTTTGCAGGTACAACTTATACGATGGTCCCAAAGCCTGAATATAGTTTGACCTCTCCTTCTCCGCAAGATATCGATCATCAAAGATTTGATATGTCCAAATTGCCCCATGTAGTTCAAGATGGTATCGTTATTACTGATCTCCTTCCAGACCAATGTTATCTTTATCCTACCAATATAAAAGGAGAAATGTTACCAGGAGGTCCTTATACCTGGCAACAAGTTATGGATGATGTTATTCGCAGAGTTGCTATTAAGAAAGCTTGGCACGCCCGACAACAGGACGTCCTCGCTGATATTTTTAAAGACTCAGACATTATTCAGATGGAAGAAGTCACTCCCCATGCCCGTTCTCAGTGGTTTAATACCATTCGTGATACCGTCAAACCTATTGCTCCTGGCATTACTGACGAAGATATTCTTAAACATTATGATCCTGAAGTAGTTATGGCAGTCCGTAACTGGATGAGATCCATAGCTTGGTACTCGAATCCTGATGGCCAATCATTTGTCCGTTCCCATTTCCTGATGCAATTTATAGAAGTCAATCGAATTCATGGTTCACGTTGGGATATATATAACCCGACCCTTATGCTTACGCAGTTGATTGACACCTATGGTGCAGCTACTTTACGATGGCTTGAAGATGATGATCTTCCCACTTTTGAACTTTATCTCCAAGACCACTTCACTCCTATTATGACCAAAAATAGTTTTAAAGCTATCCACCTTCTACCTCTTAAGGATCGTGTTGCTATATTTTTTAAAAATGCTCGCGATTTCTTGATTGAGAAAGGAGGCAGAATGCTTATATTCCTTGATGCCTTACGTGTTTCGTTTACTCACAATTATGTTCATAACCCTATATTCCACATTGTGATAAATACTTATGCTGGTATTCTTGGTTCCCTTTCCGTTCTTGCTATTTTTGACCAAGTTAAACGATTTTTTAAAACCCGACCCAAAGCCCATGGTGATGTCTACGATGGTAGAGTCCCTGTTAAAGTTAAAGATTCCGCTATTATTAAAGCCAAAGCATTAGCCCGTGTTCCCAAACAGAACATGGGAGCTGATGTTGGTGGAGATTCTCGAGCTGCATCAATTGTACGTAGAAATATGTACCAAATTGATCTGGCAGCCGATCCTGACTTCGCTACTTATGATAGTCCTGGTTACCTCACTTTTGTGACCGGAACTCTCGCCATGTGCAATTTCCACTTTGTTAAGGTATTTTATGCCGCCTGTGAAGAAAAAGAAGAAAGATGGGATTATGGAATGAGATTCACTAGAATCAAACAAATCAAAGATGACAAACTCAATAGAGCGTCATTCTCTTGTACTGTTAAAGAATTCCTAAGTTGGCATACCGCCACTCCCGATATGGTTGAACAGGATGTATGTTTCATTCATTTTCCCATTGAACGTACTACCATTCATCCTGATATATCTGATCTTTTTGTTAAACAAAGTTTCATAGACCAATACGAACCCTGTACCCCCTTGCGCCTTAGCGCACCAATATTTTCCCAAAGTACGACCCGTCATGTTATGTCCCGATTAAAGGGCAACTTGTGGGTTGGAAATGGTGGAAATTATTGGATCAAGAATACCGTAGAACACACTGGAGGCTCCTCGCCCGGTGATTGCGGTATGCTTGTCACAACTAAAAATTCCAAATATTTTGCTATCATCGGCATCCACTCTGCCGGTGTTAAAGGTTCAGATGATGCCTGGAGTTCCGTTATTACATCCGAAATGTTTAAAGAATGGGAACTATTGTTCCCCGATAACGTAACCCTAGATGAAACACATCTTGAACTTGAGCCCACCCCTCATTCTGCTCGTGTCAATGCAGGTCAGTTTACTGAAGTTGGTACTATACCCCGCCATCTGACGCCTTCTGACAATCCCAAAATTGATATAACCCGTTCCAAATTATACGGCATGTGGAATCACAATCTTGCTAATGGTGCTCCTGCTGAAGCTCCTGCTCCCATAAATAAGATCCATCGTGACCCCGCTGTCGTTGAAAATATGTATCACACTTACTGTACGAATCCTAATACAGAACCATCAGTTAGTGTTGAACTTAATGAAATTGCAGACCGTCTACTTGTCCATATGAGAGACGTGTCAAAAGTTTTTGTAACTCCCCGAATACTCACCTACCAGGAAGCTGTCTCTGGTCTAGAATATGATTCAGACTGGTCCAGTATATCTCGCTCCACAAGTCCTGGTTGGCCCCACATTGCTAGAGGTTTACGCAAAAACTCTGACATTTTTGGCCGCGAGGTAGATTTTGATTTTTCGTCCCCTGTTGCTATTGGCATCGAGGATGAATGCATCTTTTTACGAAGGTGTTGGCAAAATTCTATCAGACGACCTATTGTCTATCGCGATTTTCCAAAGTGCGAAAGACTGTCTATTATTAAAGTCATGGCTCTGAAATGCAGATTAATTTCTGGCGTTGATGTAGTCTTCCTAATTTGTGTCCGACGACTCTTTGGCTCATTCATGTTGTGGATATTCAAGAATAGAATACACAACGGATGTGCCTTAGGGATCAATCCATACGGAAACGAATGGGAATTGCTAGTGCGAAAGTTACAGGAAGTTAACCCGACCGATGCTGACGCTGGCGATTACAAAGGCTTTGATGGTAGTTTATTTATTATTCTTATGTGGTGTTCACTCCACCTCATTCAAGCTTGGTATGGTGACGAACACTTTCAAGAGCGAAAGATGTCTTTCCTCGAGATTGTTTACTCATATCATTTATTTGATGGCGATATTGTAGAATGGTTGGGATCTATGCCTTCAGGCAATCCTTTGACCTCTATAATTAACTGTCTATGCAATTTGATCTTAATGCGATGGTCCTGGTACAAAAGTACAGGAAACCACGATTTTGATCTTTTTGTTCGTTTATTTGTTGCAGGTGATGATAATGTGTTTTCGACTCACCCTACCTACCAGTCTCTGTACAACAGTAAAACCGTTGGAGAGAATCTGGCCCGAATTCACATGACCTACACCCCCGAAAACAAGACCGATCTTTCCTTAGGAAATATACGTCCTTTAACAGATGTTACATTTCTCAAGAGAGGATTTAGGTTTTGTGTGATCCTGAACCGATGGGTCGCCCCGCTCAATTTGCAAAAGGTGCTTGAAATGCCCTATTGGAATAGGAATTTTGATGACAGTATTACGAAAGAAGTTGTCGAAACGGTTCTTACCGAACTCTCCTTACACGGAAAACAAGTTTTTGATCATTATGTTCCCGACATATTAAAAGCTTGGTCCAAAGTGTTTGGAGGGAATATGGGTTATCCAGAGGATAATTTTCTGATTCTGTTGAGACAATCGACGGATGATGAATTGTATTTCCTATAACTCATCCCCTATTTATTATGGCCGATATCCATAACTATCCGGTCTGTAACCGTTAAATTACTCGGCTCATATCCGTAACTGTGCTGTGGTTATTTAATATACCTATATAGTTTTAGTGTTTACCTTTATGTGTACGTATTATGACTATTTGATTCCCAATTAAACCAAACTCGACTTAGGCTAATTCCCTATTTTGTTTTAAAAATTATTCCAGAAACCAAAACTACAGAGGGCGGTGTACAGCCCTATATCAATGTACAAGGCTCCTCAGTGCCGAATCAACAAACTGATACAACCACTAATATGACTGATGATATTCAAGTTCAAGCGACTGAAATTGCAGAGCCTTTAGAAATCCTCCAAATGTTGAAAAACGTTACGATGACTAATACTCCGATAGTTTCTATCGAAAGCTTTCTGGCGAAGCCCTACCCCTTTGCCACTGGTGTTCTGTCCGCTAGCGATACTGCCACGACGTTCCCCGTTTATCATTACCCCAGTTTCTTTATGAATCTGGATATTTATGCTCAAAAGATTAAAGGTCACTTTTACTTTAGAGGCACTATTGTTGTTACCCTTCAAGTTAATGCTTCTCCAGTCCATTGTGGCTTGTACTATCTAGCCGCCCTTCCTACAGGCGGATCCTCTTCTGCGAATTCCGATTTTACAAATTGGTTCACTGCTCATTATTATAGTGTTATTCAAAGAAGTCAGCTACCACATGCTTCCATAGATTTAGCGACCCAGACTTCGTGTACCCTCAAGGTGCCGTATGTCAGCGCTTATACCGCCACAACAATTTCCACCGCGACGACTGATAATGCGATGAATGGTGCCCTTACCTGGTTTCCAATCTCGCCCGTTGCAGTGGGAGCTGGTGGCGATGCCACAGTCGGTTATACGGCTTGGTGTCATTGGGAGGATGTTGAACTCAATACTCCCGTAGCTCCTCATTCTGGGAAAGCTTTTGAAGGCTTCCAGAAAAACCTCGCTAAGAAGTCTGATCAAATGGGTACCCAATTACCCACTGAGTTAGAACAGAAATCTAAGAAGATAGGCCCAATTACCTCTTTTCTAAGTAAGACAGCTACTGCTGCCGCTCTCGCGTCAATGGTTCCCGCATTGACTGCTGTTGCTGCCCCTGCAGCATTCTTTCTCACAATAGCTTCTGGCGTTGCAGCTGTTTTCGGATGGTCTAAACCACGAAACGCTGATGTCCAAACAATGATCACACGTGATTACCTATATGGTACTCAAGTCGTCGACGCCTCTGATAATTCCCGCATCATGGCGCTATCTGATATGAATACTATAGAAGTATTACCAGGATTTGCTGGCACTGACGTTGATGAACTTGCATTTGATGCATTCCTTACACGTCCCACTATTGTCCAATCGACTACGTGGAGTTCTGGTCAAGCGACCGGAACTTCTCTTATGTTGTTCCCTATCGGTGCCGGCTCATTCTTTACCCCTGCTACATTCCATACGATTACCCATTATTCATTTGCACCCGTTAGTATGTTAGCTCAATATTTCCAATATTGGAGAGGTGATTTTAGACTTACACTTCAATTAGTTAAAACAGCTCTGCACTCTGGCAGACTGATGTTCGTTTATAGTCCCTACCAAACGTCTGGATTGACTGACCATGACGCGTCTGTTACCGAAAGCACTTATTGCTGGAGGCATATAGTTGACGTCAGAACTACCAATATTGTTTCTCTTGTCTTTCCATTCACATCCAATTCCCAATATCGTCCAACCGATATTCTAGCCACCGATGCTTTTATGGGCTCTCTACAGATTTATGTCCTAGATGAGCTCGTTGCTCCTACTACTTGTACCCAAACTATTGATATTATTATGCAAGTTGCTGCTGAGCCTGGTTTCGAGTTTGCTGTTCCACGTAACAATGTGATGTCCCCTGTTATTGGGCCAACCATTATTGCTTCCCCGCATTCCGGAACTATGTTCGAAGGCACTATAGTTTCAAGTCCTATCGGTGACTCTGTCCCCCAACCTGATACACAATGTGAGTCTGCTCGTAAGTGTATTGGCGAAAGGATTACATCCCTACGTCAACTCGCTAAGCGAAACTCTCCATTTGCCCATTTGACTGGAGTCCCCATTGATACAAATACAAATATAGCCATTTATCCTTATTCTACTGAATGGTCTTTCATTAATACCGGCATTAATGTGTTGTCACCAACAGCATATTATGGCGATTTTCTGTCTGTCCTACAGTCTATATTTGCTTTGTCACGCGGTTCTATACGTCTCAAAGTATTGAATTACGCTGGAGGCTTCGGTCTTTCTCTAGACGCTACCCCAGTAACGTCTTGGTTGAGTTCCATTGCTCGAACTACTACTACGATTGGTTTCGCAGGTAAATATGCCGGAACCGATCCAAGTGGTGCTTCACTCAACCAATACCTCACTAATAGCATCGTTTGTTTTAACAACTTTGCCGAACGTGGAGGTTTAGAAGCCCAAATACCTCATTACTCTCGTTACCACTCTCGAAGTAATTCCCAACTCCAGGATTCAGCATTCACTGCAACTGATCTCACTGGCACGTCCCCCAGGATAGCCTTTGTCTACACTCCCACTTCTGACAATATACTTACTGTAATGCGAAGTGGAGGTGATGACTACAATTGCGGATGTTTTGTCTCGATCCCTCCAATGGTATTTCCGAGCGCTGCTTTATAGCGGTGCTCAACGCTCTGTGTGGCGTTTCCCCCTATCTATACGGATTTTCCGGTTTTAAGTATAGAGAGTATTTCAAGGTCCGGTTCCACTACCTTGTCATACGACCTCAGATAACAGAGGTTTTTATTTATTTACATATTCCCCCGTTCACAACTCCTCGTGTTCATAGTTTACTGTGACCACACGTAGAAACGAATTTATTAAGATTCTGCGTACCTGTTCAGGGAGAGGGTTCAAATTTCAACCAAAGAAAAGACCCTTATTGAAGCCGCCTCAACCGCGTTCTTCAATTTTTCTCATGCAAA